AAGAAATGATTTATTGAAACAACTGAAAGCTTACCAAATTTAAAACCGAATTCGTAAACGAAAATTAATTATGAAAATTTACTACATTACAGAATCAGCAATTATCAAAAGAATTTACTCGATCAAAGCTAATTCAGTAGAAGAAGCTAAAGCAAAATTCAATAAAGAAGGTGGAGAGTATTTACCTCCTACGGGTGAATCAGAAGAAGTTGATGGATCACATCAGATAGAAGATGTTGAATTTATAGAAGAGGTAGAAGAATGAGTGATTCATTTTTAAAAGATCACCAACCAAGCATAGATCATATGCATGAAGAAAATGCCATTAATGATCTACGCAATGCAGGAATATATCCTGAAATAGAAGAACCAGAAATAGATGAAGATTATGAAGATTATGAACCTACTGATTATGAAATGATGAGTAGTTTTGGAACTAAATGGCATGATGGATTATGAGTAACTTACAAAATGATGAACTTCTTGAAAATTTATATGAACAAGAAGTTGAAAGATCTATGAAAAGAATTAAAGAGTTAGGTGGTTCACTTATGGAAGAATCTGATTTAGATCATGAATATATTGCTGAAAAGGTAAGAAAACAATTTGAAGATTTAGCACAATAATATTATTTTTCCTTAAATTTCTTTAGAAAATCTGACATGGCTTCTCTGATTAGGAAGCCAACAGATAATCCAGGTTGTTTTAACTCTTGAAACTTTGCATAGTCATCTTCATCAACGGATATACTGATACGCTTTAGGTTCTTGGTCATAATGAATGGCAAATATATATTAATATACTAGCAGACCGATATAAAAAC